TTCCTTGATGACCGTGAAAGTCTCGCCGTTGTGCTGGATGTCGCGGAGCATATGTGCTTCCACAACAAGCTGCAATCCGGCGCCCCATATGGTTCCGTTGTCGCCTGAGCAGTTGATTACTTCAACCACCGCAAATGGGCTCTCTACTGCACGGTAATCCTGGGGTAATAGGATGCCGCTGTCTTCTGTGTCTGTACCCTCTACGGTTCGTACCGAGAGGTAGTTATTAACTGGTGTAAGATTCATTTGTTTTCCTTTCTATCCACACTTTGCAAAGCCGCAGTTCCTACAGGTCACGCAACCTTCCACATATACTAATCCTTCTGTGTTACACTCGGTGCAAGTTTTCTCCGTAGCCGCTTGACCATCTGGGATATAATTTTTCAGTATCCTCGCGATACATTTGGCGAAGCTGAACATGTCAGAGTCGCGGTCTTTTTGTAGTTGCTCTACGACATATTGAATATTCGCACCATGTCGCAACCCTAACGAAATCATCCGAGTAAAACCACTCTGGTTGGGGTTATCGAAAACCTTAACTAGGTCTTTTACTATAACCGTGTCACCATTTGTTCCAATATGTAAATCATAAATAGAATTCATTGTTTTACGAGGGTGTTTAACTAAAGTTCCGACTGCTTTATCGCGTGGGATTTCAATATACTGTGCCAGCCCTCCCATAACCTCATAGGGGCGACCATCCATTAGCCCCACCATAACAACCCATTTTTCACCTTGAATGGTAGTATGATGAATGTTACAGGGCAACTCTCGTGGGCGCTTCGGGGCCGTATTTTGTGGGAATATCTTATCTTGCGGTGCTTCACTTACTAGAACTCCGGAGCGCGAACCCTCAACATAAACGGTGATTCCCTTAAGCCCTTGACGCCAGCCTTCCATATAGAGTTCTCCGACTAGCGCCGGGTCGGTACCCTTGGGGAGGTTAATGGTCGAGCTAATACTGTGATCAATGCTCTGTTGAATGATTGCTTGCACTGCAACCCTTTGTTGCCAATTGATACTATCTGATTCCACGAAGAAGGCTGGGAGTTCCCCCGGCTCTTTGAAGGGGTGGCCGTCTATCCACGCTTGAGCATTGTGGTGGAACACTTGATATTCTAACCAGCGATCCCCCAATTCATCAGTGTGGTCGGCTTCTACCTCTTGCTCGTCATGCGATAGTTTGCGACGTCGCATATAAGAATTTCTAAATACCGGTTCTAATCCAGAGGAGGTCTGTGACATAATAGAAACAGATCCTGTCGGCGCGTTTGTCAAAATGGAAATGTTTCGGCGCCCATGCTGGGCGATCAATTGTTTAAGTTCCTCTGGGAGTCGTTGGATAAACTCGTTGCTTTCCTCAACGCTCCAATCAAAGGCAGGAAAGGCGCCGCGTTCTTGGGCAAGATATACGCTCTCTTCATAAGATGCGTTCCGCAACGTGCGATAGATTTTCTCAATGATTACAAGAGCTTCCGGGCTATCATAGGCTAAGTTTAAGCAGGCTAAGGTATCAGCCAAACCATGGGTGCCTAGGCCTGTGCGACGACCATTAGATGCGGCTGCAGAGAGCTTCTTCCAAAGCGCCTTTTCGTCCGAAGTGTCGGCCACTTTGCTAATGTTGTCTAGTTTTTCTAGCTCCAGCTCTACAAGATCATCGGACAAGCGCATCCCCACGGCCGCCACCTCACGCAACTTATTAAAGTCAAACTCTGCATTTTTTTCAAAAGAATTTTTCACGAGGCTTTTTAAATTGAGAGAAATTAGCCTACAGCTATCATATGCTGAGAGAGGAATTTCTCCACAGGGGTTGGTGGTCTTGGTCTTGAATTCAGGATAACAGTGAGCTGGCAAGTTCTTAGTAATATTGTCCCACATTAGGAGCCCGGGCTCTGCGGTCTTTGTGGCTGACTCAATGATCGTTTCCCACAGCTTGGTTGCTTCAACATCCATAGTGTATTCGGGTACCACAGCATCAACCGGAAACTGCAAAGTAAACATTTCATTATTTTCCACAGCTTTCATGAAGCTGTCGCTTATCTTCACCGACACATTAGCCCCTGTCACCTTCGTAAGGTCTCGTTTCATCTTCACGAACGCCTCAATGTCAGGATGACGCACATCCATTGAAATCATTAAAGCTCCTCGTCTCCCATTCTGGCCAATCATCCTACAAACATATGAATAAAAATTAGCAAAGCTCCAAGCCCCAGTAGTAGTCCGAGCAGAGTTGTTAACGGGAGCACCCTCGGGACGCAGATCAGAAATATCAAGCCCAACGCCACAACGACGTTTAAACAAGTTAGCAAGGTCTTTCCCAGCGTCCATAATGGACGAAACACTATCCTGTGGATTGTCGACAACCACACAGTTTGATAAAGATACATTAACATAATCATTTCCTATTCCCATCATCGGTGAGCCTTGCGGCACAACATATTTAAAATCCTTGAAGTAAGAATATATTTCGGACTCGGTAAGATGGTTTGACTTCCGAGTGATGAATTTGTCTTCTATACGAGCAAACTCTCTAGCAAGACGCTTGTGCATTTCGTCGGGCGTCTTTTCCACAAAGTTACCCTTCTTATCGCGTAGACAATACTTCGTCATAAAAACGTTGGTTGCTAGCTCGTCGCCATTAAAATATTTTAGTGTGGCTTCCTTAACTTGTTCCTGACTGTACATTCTCAACCTCCGTTGTTCTTTTTAAACTTCTTATACTTCTCAACTAAACTCTCTTTTTGCTTTTTAGCACTAACTTCCACTAATTCGTTCTCTTCGGAAGGCTCTAGTACCTTAATGCATACATTTGATGTATCCATGAAGAGGGGGAATACCAACCCGTCAGGGCCATTGCGATTCTTGGCAATAAAAAGCCGACCCGAGTTTGCTACCTTGTCATCAATTGTTCGAGAAATAGTAAAGATAAAATCCGCGATGAAACATTTGTTGAAAGCTTCAGAAATGGATTCCATTGTGATGACTTCTGCGTTAAGACCAGACCGATTCGTCTGGGATGCTGTCCACACTGGTGCCTCGTACTCTGCCGCGATACCTCGCAGCTCTTCATAAATAGATTCGAGTTCGTTCCTTTTCTCTTTTAGATATCGAACGGGACGAAGTAAATCTCCATAATCTACGATGATCATGTCGACTTCTATACTACGCATGCGCAGCTTTTCTAAATGATTACGTATAGTTTGGGTACTTGCCGTCTTAGTAGGATACTCCTTCACAATAAGTCGGCCAGAAATATCCTGGACCTCTTCATAAATCTGTTCTTTGAAAGAGGTTAGATTCTGTAGTGGAATCTTGGTGAGGCATGAATCATAGCGCGAGGCCACGACTGTATCTTGGAGTTCTAGAGTATAGTGTACCACTGTCTTCCCCTCCTTCAGCGCTTGAACCCCCAAGTGCACTAGCGCCATGGACTTTCCAGCGCCCGTGGGGGCGATAACAACGCCCAACTCTTTTTGTCCCAAGCCTCCCTTACAAATATCGTCGATAAGTGACCAACCAGTCGTCATCGGATTGCGGAAGCGGGGCTTGAACCTCTCTTCAAAATCCTTCTTATAATCATAGCCCTCATCATTGTTCATCCCTAGCTTAAGGGAATCGTTGATGACTTGGGATATCTCATCGAAGGAGGAGTTCTGAAGAAGGCCTATGGACTTCACCATCGCCGACTTGAGGTTTTGCTTTTTGCAGAAATCCAATGCGGTGTCCTTGATATACTCAACGTCCTGGACTTCAGTAATCTGGCTTCGGACATAGAACTCTCGCGTTTGCTTGGTGGTAAGCTCGTTTTCGTTATCCAGCTCGGACCGAAGAATGGTCTTCATAATGTCACGCGAAGGGTGAACCTCATACTTCTTCCGATAATCAAACACTTTATTCAAGAAACATTTAAGATAATTCAACTCCAAAAAGTTTACATCAAGTACTTCTTCAATTTGATCCGCGAAGGCGCGATCGTCAAGGATGACCATGCATAGCTTTTCTTGAAATGACTTCCCATATTTTGAGAAACTCATCGGCTCACTGTTTATTTTCATTGCTGTCCCCATCGCCTTATGATACTACTTCTGCAGCGCTTTGTCAAGGCAAATACGGTTCATTGTTGCATGGAGATCGTCCCAATTGAATACGCCAAAACCGTCTTGGTTCATCATACGGATAATCTCCGTCTTATTGTAATCGTATTCAAAATTGTTAAGGGCATAATGTACCTTATCTCGACATTGCAAAGAGAGTGCCGGATTATATAATTGCATGAGTTTATAGTTCTCTATAATTACATCTCTATACTCTAAAACGTTCGTGAAAAACTTAGC